ATTCATGATAAAAAAAGCCGTCGCTATACGAGGGTAGCCGCGTTATCCCCCAAAGCCGTAAAAGTCTCCTACCAATTACATTTATGGACAAGGTACCTGGAGGATATGAACCAACTTATTGAATACATCATGGCGAAGTTCCGCCCACAGCTTAGGGTTGGGACCGATTTCCTTACTAATGCTCCTGCTTTTATCACAGCTGTATCCGACAACTCGACTTTAGACGTTCCTGACCGGGAGGATAGACTGATTAAGAAAACTGTTACTTTTGAGGTGGAGACATGGATGCCTACAAGGAAGTATATGATTCAATCTAATGGTACTCTTAGGGAGATGCGTTATGAGGTTGAGTTGAAGACTGATATTGCTTTTTCTGGTACAGGTACCCCCTCTACTTCCATCCTGGAAACGTCAGGTTCCCAGACTGCTGTGCTATATCCCACTTCTGGAAGTTAAATTTTTAAAATACGACTTTTTTTAGGTTCGGATTAACTAAATAATAGAGAGGAAGAACTTTATGAATAATCGCACAATCGTAAATATAGCAGGACAGGATTTAGAAATCGTACTAAAATCCGGTCGTTTATATGAACACATCTGTTTATCTGCCGGACAGAAGATTTCTGTCCCAGAAAAATCTATTACAGACCTTTGTCTGGAACTTCAACAAAGACATCTTCTCAACATAATTTAAGGTAAAATATGGCTAATTTCGTTTCCCCCGGTGTATACACGATTGAAAAGGACGTATCTGATTACGCGCCTTCTGTCAATCCATCTATCGTTGGTTTGGTAGGATTCGCATCTCGCGGACCTGTTGATAAACCAACCCTGCTGACGAGCCCTGCCCAAGTGCTCCGTGATTTTGGCAGTCCTGACTTAGTGAATGGGGGTCAAGGTATTTATGCTGCTCTGGAGATTCTCCAAAAGACTAACCAAGTTTACTACGTTAGAGCGGCAACCTCACAACAGAATGATGCCCGCTATACTCTCCCTTTGGTTGTTCACCCACAGGTGGCGGTAAATGTTACGGGTATCCAAGCGCAGTCACCACAACGGGACCAAGCTTGGAGATTTGATGTTAAGACTTGGGATAAGAACGGCACATTGGTGGGCGAGGGACCTGTGACCTTCTACGCCTATCGTGACCGCCCATATGCTTCAGCACTCTCCATCATGCCCTCTAAATTAACCGCCGCTGCAATGACATCTTGCAATTGGCAAAATGCCTTCCTGGCGGGTGTGGGTGAAGCGGTTAATCCCACTACTGGACCCTTCTGTTTTATTCCAAGTGGCGTTGGCGCTACTTCAGGTCTGTTGGTTGCTCGGGAACCCGGTAGTACTGATACTACTTGTGCCCGTATGACCATCGAAACTTATGCCGCCTCTACTATGAGTTATGGGGCGATGGACTTTACTGGTACTTATTTATCAGCTACCCCGTTCGATGTTAACGACTTCCAATGGACTGCAGTTGCTCTCATGGAAGGCACCAACGCCACCCCTTCCCTAGAACTATCAGCGTCACCAATTTTCGCGGCGCCCACTAACCTTGGGGGTACCACCACCAAATTCATGCCCAGTAGTAATGTTATTGAACTTGGACAAATCACCGGGAATGATGATGATGAGTGGATTGGAAATGTTACTTCAGGTATGCGCCTGGATTTAGTCCGCAGCGCCAAAAACGCTGGTGCTTACCAAATTCAATCCCTACACCCTGGATTAGGTTATAACTATTCCGCAGTAAATTACGCTGGTGGTCTCCAATATCGAGGCTTACAAGCCGATGTTGTTCACACTAATGACGAAGGTCGTTTCGTAACCAATATCTATTCGGAAGATGGTTTAGAAGAAAGCTATGATATGGGAATGTGGAAACCCACCAGTACTACTTCTGCCGCAAGTCTGTTCCCGGAAGATGTCCTTAACCAAGGGGCGACAAACGCTGTCTCCCAATACGTGGAGGGGAACTTCTACCAGTACCGGGCAAACATCACCCCCTCGGGTACAAATGCCTGGACGCCCGCAACTGCGTTCAGTACCGAAGCAACTATCAATACAGGCTACCAATATGGTCGCCATACCATTGGAACAGCTGCTTTCGGTTTCCGATGCCTAAGTTTGGATGGGACTGCTGGAAACGCGAATATTCGATTCGACTTATCTGGAGGTAAAAATGGTGACGCTAGTGATTATGGAGGAAACTTAAGTAACCCAAATGTAAGAACTGCATTGATTGGTGCAACTCCTACCGCTGGGCTCCAATCTCTAGATTCGGAGGCAACCCCGATTACTATGGCTGCTGTTCCAGGTGTTACCGACCAAAGTGTACAGAACGAGCTTATTACTTTAGCAGAGAATACGCAAAACTTTATTGCCGTCGTCTCGCCGCCTGTTGGGTTCAGAAGCGCACAGATGGCTATCGCTTGGACGGATGGCGCCGCAACTGGTAGAACTGCTGCTATTAACAGTAGTTACGCGGCTGTATATTGGCCATGGGTAAAATCCTTTGACGCGTTCACTGGAGCGGATAAATGGTACGACCCCGCTACTTTTGCTATTGGGCAAATGTGTTACACTGACGAAGTCGCTGACCCATGGTTCGCACCCGCGGGCTTGCGAAGAGGTCGTTTAACTAACCCAACTGACGTTGAGGTTCAATTAAACCAAGGAGACAGGGATGCTCTCTACGGTCCAGGCAACATTGTAAACCCTGTAACTAAGTTCCAGTCTGATGGAATTGTTATCTACGGTCAACGCACTGCTCAAAGAGCCGCTACCGCTCTCGATAGAATTAACGTTCGTCGCTTGATGATTTACTTACGGAGACTTGTTCTTCAAGCTGCACGCAGGTTCGTCTTTGAACCTAACGACCCAATTACTTGGGAAGCAGTAAGAAACGTCATTAGTCCTGCACTCGCAGATATTCAGCAGAGACGAGGCATCACTGCCTTCTCAGTTGTCTGTGATGCTACAACTAACACCCCCCTACGCGTTGATAGAAACGAACTTTGGTGCAAGATTATTCTCAAGCCTACTAAGACCGCTGAAATCTTGGTATTCGAACTTAATCTCACAAATCAATCAGCTAGTGTATAACACTATATAATACTGAGGTAAACAAACAACATGGCTAATGGAAAATATTACGTAGATAGAGCTGCCGAGCTAATCGCAGACAGCCCACGTCTCTCCCATGCACTGGAATCTTTTCGTGCATACGCTTGGGAGCTTCAAATTCCCAAATTTGCGGGAGCTCTTTCTAATGTTCCGGGTCTGGATACTCAAGACCGTCTGACTCTCGCTGCAAAGCAAATTACTCAACCGGGCTTCACTGTTGAGGACATTGAAGTTCATCGTGTAAACGAAAAGTTCTTCTACCCCGGCAAAGCAAGTCCTGATGAAATCACTGTTACTTTTGATAACCTAATCAAAGGTGATATTGCTGACTCTCTTTTTGCGTGGATGAGAAGTGTGTACGACCCTGTCTACGGTGTTCACTACGGTGGTCTCGGTAACGGCACTAGCGAAGTAAACCCAAGCCCTGAAGGTCTTGCAGGTATTACTGAAGCTCCTATCTTCAAGAGAACCGTTACAGTTTGGCAATTAGATGCTCACCGTAATCCGATTACTCATGTAAATCTTTATGGTTGCTACCCTAAGGGCTGGAAATTAGGGGAATTCAACTATTCAACTAACGAGTTCCACACCATCGAAATGACTCTACGGTACGACTTTGCTGTCCAGTTTACTGAGACCTCTGATATCGACTCCGTAATGTCACCGATTGCAATTTAATAAGTTTAATTAAAAATATTTAGGCTTCTCTAGTAAATAATACTGGGGAAGCCTACTTTAATATAATATGGAACTATCGGAATTTCTTGAAGCATACATAGATAGCGGCAACGTCTTGCTTGAAAAAGCTGGTTATGTAACTCCTGAAAACCTGAGCCAATGGCTAGGTATGTTTGCGTCATTAAAGGGCGCGCAAATTCCCGCGGCTCAGGGACCAGTCCCACCAGACCAAGCAATCAAGGATGCGAAAGCTACTCCGGGGACCCCCGTGCAAGCCCAGGACGTCGAGACACCCCCCAAATCAGGCGAGAAGCCGAAGGCATCTAAGGAAAAGCCAATAAAGGTTAAGTTTTTACCTCAGGACAACAAGGCGGGCGCCGTC